TGAGAACCGCTGGTGGGCTGAGGCCGACAAGCCGTTCCAGTTCCTAGCCTTCTGCTTTGAGTGGCAGGGGTTTGTCGAGCAAGGTGAAGACTACGTGTCTCACTTGCCGGTGGCTCTGGATGGTTCCTGCAACGGGCTCCAGAACTTCTCGGCCATGCTGCGTGATCCTATCGGCGGCGCTGCGGTCAACCTCGTACCAGCCGACACACCGCGAGACATATACCAGCAAGTCGCTGACGTGGTGACCGAGGGATTGGAGCAGGATAAAGGTTCGGCTATGGCGCAAGCGTGGTTGGCCTTCGGAGTGGACCGCACGTTGTGCAAGCGTCCTGTCATGACCCTGCCGTATGGCGCAACTCAGTTTGGGATGCGCGCGCAGATCGTGGAGGAACTTCAGAAGCGTCGGCTCGCCGGTGAGTACGTGCCCTTCCAGGACGACGAGTGGGATGCTTGCATCTTCATCTCCGACCGTATCTGGCAAGCAATCGGTGAGGTCGTTGTGGCTGCACGTTCCGCGATGGATTGGTTACAAAGCGTGGCGCGTATCGCCGCGAAGGAACAGCTACCCATCGTGTGGTTCGCACCTAGCGGCTTCCCTGTGTCCCAGGCGTACCGACAGGCCAAGCTGGCGAGGCTCAAGCGTTCGCTAGGGGGCGTTACGTTCAAGCCTGGGGTTCGGGTAGGTGGCACCAAGATCGATGCGCGTCGCCAAGCGGCGGGGATCGCACCGAACTTCGTTCACTCCCTGGATGCCTCACACCTGTGCTTCACCATCTCGAACTGCCTCCTGAATGGGGTAGAGGACTTCGCGATGGTGCATGACAGCTATGGCACCCACGCCGGGAACGCGGAGCTTCTATCCGAGTGCCTACGGACAGCCTTCGTCGGCATGTACACCGAGTTCGATCCGCTGGCCGACTTCCACAAGCAGGTCTTCGATATGTTACCGGAAGCGAAACGCGAGTTGTTACCGGACACCCCTCCCAAAGGATCGCTCGACCTCTCCCTCGTGGAGTTGTCGGACTTTTTCTTTGCCTAAGTGTAACCGTTTTCGGGTACAACGTATAATCGAGTACGAAGGTGCCACTATAAGATAACCGAAAGGACCACCCATGATCCGACCCTCCATTACCATCGAAATTGGAGCCTCAAAGAACCTCGTAACGATTACCGAAGGCGAGAAGGTAACCACTTTCGACCGCTCAAAGATGAGCCTCGACGAACGGATCAAGCTCACCCGTATGTTGGTTCCTGCCTGGGCTAAGGCTCGCGGGATCGAGATGCCTACCTACAGGGGGCGTCGCAAAAATGGCCGGAACAAAGCAGCCTGAACACCCTGACGTACTGAGAGTGTCCTTTCGTGACGTCGAGATTGAGTTCGTGCCACTCAAAGCACCTGAAGATACTTGGGGTACCCACACCGTAGAGGCAGATGGTATTTCCATCGCTCTCGAAGAAAGCCTCGAAGGTCTCGAACTGACGCAGACCTCTCTACACGAAACCTTCCACGCCATCATCCACGCATACATGCCAGCCGGTACCACTCGAAACCTAAAGCCAGGGGATGAGTGCGAGGAAGCATACGTGGATGCAATCGCAACAGGTCTCGTACAGGTGTTCAGGGACAACCCTGATTACCTTGAGTACGTGTACAGATCAATCAAGCAGGAGAGTTAGGTTGAGCAAGACACTCGACTTCGACACCGTCGCCAACGCAGCGTTACCTGAAGTCACCTCCGCCTGTATGGCGGTGATTGACAGGCTTCAGTCGTATAACCCTGGTATCCAAGCACTCGCACTCGCCAGCGTGTTCAAGCTGCTGTGCGAAGCGGCGAAGGTAGAACCCCAAGAAATCTTCACATACGCCGGAAACATCATGGACACCCGCGAGGGTGAGCGCCGTGGAAACTTCCGTGCCGTGAAGCGATACATACAAGAGGAACTCAAACTGTGACCGACATGGAACTGCACTACCTACTCAGTACACTGAACGGTCACCTCAACCGTGACGAAGTGGTCCCGACTGACCTCCAAGCAAACCTCGTGGAACTCGGCATTGACGTTGAGACGTACGTCGAGAACTACGAACCGGACTATTTGGGAGACCAAGAATGGACGACGACGCTGGAGGATATGACGACGGAGATGAGCAAGGGTTTGTCATTACCCCTCGCGTTAGCCTGATCCCTCGGGCTGAACTTATGATGTACGCGAAGGAAATCTTTGAGGGCGGTACGTTCCTCACAGATCACATGGCCCAAGTGTTCCTCGCGAATGGGCTGGACCTTCGCCACTTCCATTACTCACACATGCAATAGGAGTAGCCATTGGCTAAACAATCTTTCCCTGTGTACGTCACACCACGTGGCATCGCACGATACGCTTACCTTACGCAACCTGACGAATACAAGGGTGCGAAGGCGTACAAGACAGACCTCATCATCGACCCTGAAGAATTTACCGGACTGCTCGGAGACCTTCAGAGTGACCTCGATGCGTTCGTCGCTGAATGCAAGAAGGAAAACCCTAAGAAGTACAACTCGAAGACAAAAGCGTGGACGGTCAAAGACCTTCTGCATGCGGTCGAGGATGATCAAGGCGAGCCGACAGGCGAGAAGTTCCTGCGGTTCAAAATGAACACTGAAATCCTCACCAAGAAGGGCACTATCTGGAACCCGAAGCCTGCGCTCTACGATGCGAAGAAGGCACCGGCCACTGTCAAGTATGTCGGGGGCGGTTCCATCATCCGTATCAAGTTCGAGGCGAAGCCTTACGCGATGGACAGCAGCAAAGAGTTTGGTCTGTCCCTACGCCCTCTCTCTGTGCAGATCATCGAACTGCAAGGTGGTGATGGCGGCGCAGACGCCAACGGCTTCGATGAAGAAGAAGGTGGCTTCGAGGCCAGCGAGAACTTCAGCGACACCGGTGGCTTCGACAACGAAGAAGAAGAAACCACATCAGAAGATCAAGGTGGCTCGGCCACGGACTTCTAGGAAGCGGACACCAGCGGAGGTCGGGCGAACGCTCGGCTTCCGTTCAGGTCTCGAAGCCAGCGTCTCGGCACAACTCGCTGCCGCGAACGTAGCCTTCACGTATGAGGCCAAGAAGATCGAGTACGAAGTACCCTCGCGTAAGGCGAAGTACACCCCTGACTTCATTCTGCCGAACGGCATCGTGATTGAAACCAAGGGCCGCTTTGTCACCGCCGACCGCCAGAAGCATGTGCTTCTTCGGAAACAGTACCCCGACCTCGACCTCCGGTTTGTCTTCTCAAACTCCAGAAACCGCATCAGCAAAACCAGCAAAACAACATACGCCAAATGGTGTGAGACGCACGATTTTCAGTATGCGGATAAACTGATCCCCCAAGCGTGGCTCAAGGAGCCAAAAGAGAAATGGAAAATCCACGCCTTAGCACAGATTACATTGTAATCCATTGTGCTTGGACGCCACCCGCCCTTGCTGCCGACGTTACTGACATTGATCGGTGGCACAGGGATAAGGGTTACTTCAAAGTTGGCTATCACTTCGTAATCAAACGCGACGGGACCATACAACAAGGTCGGTCGCTTCATGAAGTCGGCGCACACGTCAAGGTGCGAGGCCAAGCATACAATCAACGCAGTGTCGGTATCTGTTTGGTAGGTGGTCGCCTCGCTAAGGGTGACGTCAACGACCCATCCATTGCCGACGCAAACTTCACCGACGAACAGTGGGCTTCACTGAAGACCCTCGTCACAGATTTACAAGCCCGATTTACCGGAGCACAGATCGTAGGACACCGAGACCTCACCGAAGATGGTCGCGCGTGTCCTAGCTTTGATGTTGCCGAATGGGTGGAGAGAGGATTTTCCCATGTGGAACGTCAAGATACTACTGAGACAACTCCTGGCACTTGTCCTGCCAAGTCAGAAGCGGACGTACAAGAGCATCCGCGACGCAGCACTCCTGCTCGCAAAAGAAGCACGGGAAAGCGCCGCGTCAAACGACGAGCGCGACCTAATCCTGACTGATGCGTTGCATGACATTATGGCGCGTCAGCAAACACTGCGTGAGCAGTCGGTCGGCCTGAAGAACCTCGCGGTTCAACTCGACGACCTGAAGTAAATGGAGGAAGCAGAGTTTGTCGAGCATGGCTCATGTGATGAATGCGGTTCATCAGATGCCAATGCTCTTTACACCGACGGACATACACACTGCTTTTCCTGCAACAAAACTACGCAACCCATCAAGGGGGAGGCCACATCGGCTTCCCCCTTTTTGTCGTCGTCGTCACGCGGGAGCAAAGGTATGATCCAAGGAGAGGCGCTTACTCTATCTAAGCGCGGCATTACAGAAACAACAGCGAGGAAGTTTGGTTACCTCGTCGGAGAGTACAGCGGTAAGCCCGTCCAGATCGCGACCTACTATGACAAGGATGGGAAGCGCATAGCGCAGAAGCTCCGCGACGCGAACAAGAAAATGGTGTGGCTCGGTGAGCCTAAGCAATCCACTCTGTTCGGTCAGAACTTGTGGAAGGGCGGGGGCAAGAAGGTCGTAGTCACCGAAGGTGAAATCGACGCAATGTCCCTGAGCCAACTCCAGGACAACAAGTGGCCGGTGGTATCCGTTAAGAACGGAGCCTCGGGTGCTCGCAAAGACCTCGCCAAGAACATCGAGTGGCTCGAAACTTTCGAGCAAGTCATTCTCATGTTTGACATGGACGAACCCGGCCAGGACGCTGCGACCGAGTGCGCCCAACTGTTCACACCAGGCAAGTGCGCCATCGCCAAGCTGCCTCTCAACGACGCCAACGAGTGTCTTACTGAGGGCAGGGGTAGCGAAGTAGTACGTGCCATGTGGGACGCGCGCCCCTACCGCCCCGACGGGATCGTCTCGGTCTCTGACGTGCGTGAGAAGGCGCTCATTCAGCCAAGTATGGGCCTGCCCTGGTACCTTGAGACCATGACTGCGGTCACACTTGGCCGTAGGTATGGGGAGGTCTATGGGTTTGGTGCAGGCTCCGGGGTCGGGAAGTCTGACCTGATTGCCGAACAAGTCGCCTTCGACGTAAAGCCGGAGGAACTTGGTGGTCTCGGTATGAAGGTCGGCGTTCTGTTTCTGGAGCAACAACCTTCCGAGAGTGTGCAGCGCGTCGCTGGTAAGATCGATGGGAAACTCTATCACATACCTGACAGTGAATGGTCGACTGACGATCTCGCGAGTACGCTGGACACATACCTAGACGAACGCCTGTTCCTATTCGATCACTTCGGTGAGACCGAGTGGGACGTGATCAAGTCTCGCATCCGCTACATGGCTGTGTCTCTAGGTATCCGCTCCATCTACATCGACCACCTCACTGCGATGGCCGACACGACGGATGAGCGCGCAAGCCTCGAACAGATCATGAAGGAAATGGCTGGCCTCGCTCAAGAGTTGCAGGTCATGATCCACTTCGTATCGCACCTCGCGACACCTGACGGGAAACCCCACGAAGAAGGGGGCCAGGTTCAGATGCGGCACTTCAAAGGTGCTCGCGCGATTGCGTACTGGTCGTTCTTTATGTTCGGCCTGGAGCGCAACACGCAAGCTGAAGATGCCAAGGAAAGACAGAAGTCAATCCTCCGCATACTGAAAGATCGCCTAACTGGCCGCAGCGCCGGTGTGTGTATCCCGCTTAAATATGACACCGACTCCGGTCGGCTAACAGAGAACGACGAAGACCTCACCGACGGCTTCGACGATGACGGAGACTTCTGATGGAGCTACCAAAAGACTTTCGCACGGAGCGTACCTCTGATCGCGACACACTGCCTAAGAAATAAGGAACCAATGAACCAACCGGCCTTCGGCCCCTCCCTCCCCATTTCACAAGAGACCCACCAATCAAAATACCGCACCGAAGGCGAGAGCTTTGTCGAAGCAATGACGCGCATCGCTGATGGCCTGAAGGACGACGAAGATCACTTCCGTGACTTTCGAGACGTCCTCCTGGATATGCGGTTCCTTCCCGCCGGTCGCGTTCAAGCGGCTGTGGGTCTCCCTCGTAAGGTCACGCCTTACAATTGCTTCGTAAGCGGAACCATCCCCGACTCGATGGAAGGCATCATGAACTCTGCGTCACGCGCGGCGATCACTATGCGCCTTGGTGGCGGTAAGGGTTTCGACTTCTCACCGCTGCGTCCTCGCGGTGACCTCATTGTCTCGCTCGACAGTAAGTCGTCCGGTCCAATATCCTTCATGAACATCTTCGACGCGGTGTGTGGCACGATCCAAGCTGCCGGTCACCGTCGCGGTGCCATGATGGGCGTCCTTCGTGTCGACCATCCTGACATTGAGGAGTTCATCTCGTGTAAGCATAACGGGACGGAACTCACGAACTTCAACATCTCCATCGCGGTGACAGACGAGTTCATGCTCGCGGTAGAGAACGGCGATATGTTCGCTCTACGCTTCGAGGACCGTGTCTACAAGATGGTCGACGCTCGCGCATTGTGGGACAAGATCATGCGCTCCACGTGGGAGTGGGCGGAACCTGGTGTTCTGTTCATTGACACGATCAACCGCATGAATAACTTGTGGTACTGCGAACGTATCGCAGCGACAAATCCGTGTGCGGAGCAACCGCTTCCGCCTAACGGTGCGTGTCTGCTCGGTAGCTTCAATCTCGTGAAGTACGTCCAAGACAAGCGGCAGTTAGTCTTCCGTGAATGTGACTTCGGGTTCAATTGGGACCAGTTCCAATCGGACATACGTCACTCCGTCCGTGCGATGGACAACATCATCAACCGCGCGATCTACCCGCTGGAGGAACAGAAAGACGAAGCCATTCTCAAGCGTCGTATGGGTCTCGGGATCACCGGGCTGGCGAACGCTGGTGAGGCATTGGGGTATCCTTATGGTTCCCCTGAGTTCCTCATGTTCACCGAGAGTGTCATGACGATCCTGCGGGACACCGCGTACCTCACCTCTGCCGACCTGGCTGAGGAGAAGGGTGCGTTCCCAATGTACAAGGCTGACCTATTCGCTGAGGGGAACTTCTTTAAGTCACTCCCCGGCCACGTCCGGGAGGCGATCCAAGAAAAGGGTCTTCGCAACTCGCACCTGATCTCTGTCGCCCCAACGGGGACCATCAGCCTATGTGCTGACAATGTGTCCTCCGGCTGTGAACCTGTGTTCTCTCACGAGTACGAGCGGACCCTCCAGGACTTCGACGGTCACCGGGTGGAGAAGATCACGGACTACGGGTACCGGGTGTTCGGCGTTAAGGGCCGCACCGCAGATGCTCTGTCTGCTGACGATCACGTCAACGTCCTGCTCGCTGTGAGCAAGTACGTCGATAGCGCGGTCTCAAAGACCTGCAACGTGTCACCCGACATGGCGTGGGAAGACTTCAAAGACATTTACATGAATGCGTGGAAGGGTGGCGCTCGCGGCTGCACCACGTTCAACCCCGGCGGCAAACGCATGGGTATTCTCAATGCTACTCCGAAGTCGGAGGAGAACGAGGGTGCCGCGTGTTACATCGAACCGGAGACAGGGAGAAAATCTTGTGAGTAACTTTGCGAATACGCGGCGAATGGATGTTCGTATTTACTTTGACGATAGCCCCTCACCAATTGAGATATACAACGTGTGTCATTTGGGAACTGAGGGTGGACTACTCCGCATCATTACAGATGGAGGAGAGCAACAGTGGTGGCCCCTGTGTAAGGTGTTCAATATCAGGAAGATCAACGAACCTACTTTAGGCGAGTTTATAGAAGTCATTTAATCCCTGACCGACACACCACGACACTTCGTGTACGTGGTATCCGCAGTAGACGAGAACTTAGAGTACCCGGCGAAGATCGGGAGATCGAGTGGACTACACTGGCGACAGCGGTGGTCGAACCTTAGGACTTCCTTTTGGTTCCCCGCGCATATCCCATACGTCTTCGAGTTTTCAAGACGCAAGCATTGCATCGACATTGAACTAGCAGCCCAAAAGGCTCTGCACTCCTTCCGCCTGGAAGGGGAGTGGTTCGATGTTGAACCTCGCACTGCTCGGAACGTGATTTTCCACATGACCAAACTACACGACGTTCCGCTGCTGGAATACTTCGTGCGTGAAAACAACCCGATAACAGGAGAGGAGATTCGGAAAGATGGCATCGTACATTCTCGACATTGAGACGAACGGCCTTCTCGGCTCCCTAGACAGAGTTCACTGTGTGGCTCTGAAAGACATTGAAACAGGAGAGGTATATTCGTATGCGGATCAACAAGGCCATAAGCCAATTTGCGACGCTCTCGAAAGAATGGCTACTGCTGATATGCTGGTGGCTCACAACGGGATTGGGTTCGATCTCCCTGCGCTCAAGAAAGTCTACGGGTGGTCCCCAACTGATCGGGGTACGCCGGGACCTATTATCCGTGATACACTAACAATCTCCCGGCTCATCTGGACTGATCTTAAAGATCGGGACATGAGACGCCGGAAGAAAAAGCAGCCCGACTTCCCCGGCAACCTCACAGGCTCTCACTCGTTGAAGGCTTGGGGGCTGCGTCTTGGTAATCACAAAGGTGACTACACGGGCGGATGGGATGCGTGGTCTCAAGAGATGCACGACTACATGGTGCAGGACACTGAGGTCACGTTGGAACTCTGGAAGCTGATACAGTCGTGTCAGTATTCTGAGGAAGCAATCCAACTCGAACACGACGTGGCCGCGATCCTCTTTAAGCAAGAGCAACGTGGCTTCGCGTTCAACGAGGTGGGTGCGGCTGAACTGTACGCCACCCTGATCGAAGACCGCACCAAACTCGCGGACGAACTCGCTAAGGTCTTCGGTGGATGGTGGGCACCTAACGGGCGTAAGACCCCGGCCAGGTCCATCAACTACAAAGACCCTACCAAGGCGTCCCGCGTGGAAGGCTGTGAGTTCACCGACGTGAAGTGGACCGAGTTCAACCCTGCGTCCCGCGCTCACATCGGCCAGCGCCTCATCGCGCTGCACGGCTGGAAACCATCCGAGTACGGAAAGGACGGGAAGCCGAAGGTCGATGAAGAAACCTTGTCCCAACTCAAGTACCCGGAAGCAAAACTACTGACGCGGTATCTCACCATCGAGAAGCGCATCGGTCAGCTTTCTACCGGGCGGCAGGCTTGGCTCAAGAAGTCCGTGGATGGTGTTATCTACGGGCGGGTGAATACGAACGGTGCAGTCACCGGGCGCATGACCCACTCCAACCCGAACCTCGCTCAGGTGCCAGCCTCGCGCTCGATCTACGGGCACGAGTGTCGCTCGCTGTTCCGCGCGCGCCCCGGCTACAAGCTGGTGGGGATCGATGCAGACGCACTCGAACTCCGCTGCCTCGCCGGTTACATGGCGCGGTGGGACAAGGGTGCGTACATCAAGACGGTGCTGGAAGGTGATAAGTCCAAAGGCACGGACATTCACTCCACCAACGCTCACGCCATCGGCCTCGATCCGAAGAAGGATTACACCTTCAACGGTAAGCCAGGGTCAGGGCGTGACCACGTGAAGACCTGGTTCTACGCCTACATCTACGGCGCGGGGAACTTCAAGCTCGGCCAGATACTCGGCGGTAAGAACCGCGCGGCGTGTACGCGGCTCGGTAAGAAGTCACGCGGTGAGTTCGAGAAGAACCTCCCGGCCCTCGGGAAACTCGCTGATGCCGTGAAGGCTAAGGCGAAGTCTCGCGGATACCTTCGTGGTCTCGACGGGCGGATGCTCGTGGTTCGCTCGGAACACGCTGCACTCAACACGCTGCTTCAGTCTGCCGGTGCCATCTTCATGAAGAAGGCCCTCGTGGTCTTCGAGGATGAGCTTCGCGGACACGATGCGTACTTCATAGCGAACGTCCACGACGAATGGCAGGTTGAGGTTCGTCCTGATTGCGGAGACGTGATCGGCAAAATGGGTGTGAGCGCACTCGTGCTCGCTGGTGAACATTTCAACTTCCGCTGTCCTCTCGATGGCAACTTCGAGATCGGTGAGACGTGGGCGGATACGCACTAAGGAGATCATGACGGACAAGACGTTACTGATCGACGGGGATATCCTCGTCTATCAGCATGCCTTTGGTGCCGAAGAAGATCACAGCTTCGATGAAGGCGACAACCTCAAGGTTGCCGACCTGGATCAAGCCGTGGCTTCGATGGTGCAAGAGGTAGACAACCTCAAAGAGAAGTTCACTGCCGACGCGCTGATCTGTATGACCGACCGTGGGCATTGCTTCCGCAAAGACTTCTTCCCTACCTACAAAGCGAACCGTTCGGTGAAGCCGGTGATCTTCCAGGAACTCCTGGACGCCTGTTACACCGAGTTCAAGATTGCTTTCAAGGAAGGGATGGAAGCTGACGACGTCATGGGCATCTTCATGTCCGGCGACGAAGTGATCAAGGGGCGTAAGTGTATCGTATCTGCGGACAAGGATATGCAGACAATCCCCGGCAAGCTCTATAACCCCCGCAAGTCAAAGCTCGGGGTACAGACGATTACTGTCGAGCATGCTGAACACTTCCACCTTCTGCAAACACTCATGGGTGATCGCGTGGACAACTACTTCGGTTGTCCCGGCATCGGTCCTGTGAAGGCAACCAAGATACTCGAAGACGCAGAAGACCCTTGGGCCGCGATTGTTGCGACCTACGAAAGCCGGGGGCTGACTGAAGACGACGCCCTCATACAAGCACGTTGTGCTCGCATCCTGCGCGCATGTGACTACGACTTTAAACGGAGAGAAATCATTCTATGGCAACCAGCACGTCCTTGATCGCCTTATATTCCCCCGCGCCTCAGTACGGCAAAACGACTGTCGCCAACTTCCTGAACGCCGGGTGTGGATATCAGAAGATGAAGTTTGCTTACCCCATGAAGGCCATGATCTACGCGCTTCTGTTCTCAGCAGGCGTTGATCAAGAAGGTGCCACCCGCCTCGTTGAAGGTGACCTGAAGGATGAGTGGATACCGGCGCTCAAGTCGACCCCGAGGAACCTTATGCAAACTCTCGGTACCGAGTGGGGCCGCAAGACCATCCACGAAGACCTTTGGGTGAACCTCCTCGAAGCAACCCTCGACGATCTCTTGGGGCAGGGGAAGAAAGTCGTGATCGACGACATGCGTTTCCAGAACGAGTTCGACTTGATCAACAAACTCGGGGGCACGACCGTCAAGGTTATGCGGCGCACGATGGATCAAGTGACCCTCCATTCAAGCGAGGGCGTACTGACCCATCAGGAGTTCGATTACATCCTGGACAACAACGGATCGGTTACTGAGCTACATCAGCAAGTCGCTGGTATCATTGGGGAACCGCTTGAAGGTGCCACTATAGGATAACATGAAGATGGCAAAAGACACTTCTAAGTCCCTAACACCGCCGGTCCACCCCACTTTGATTGAGGTTTTGAGGAAGCGTTTCCCTTTTGAATTTGAACTTAACGCAACTGACCGAGAGGTTGGTTACAAGTTCGGGGTCAAAGAGGTTATCGACTATCTCGAACGCATATCAGACACGCAGGTTGGCACTCCGGTACTCCGCGAACCATCTGCAAGGTGAAACTTCAATGTGCCTCATAGACACAAGTACCCCGAAAGTGAAGGCCACACCTCCGCCTCCGCCTCCCCCGCTGCAAGCGCCGGAAGCGATTGAGATCGGAGAGGTATCACGTGACGTTAAGACGATCCAACGTCGTCGTCGCGGTACCCGTGGTCTCCGCGTAGGGCTCGGCATTCCTGGTGCTGATAGCTCCGGCTCCGGCCTGAGCATCCCATCGAATGCGTAATGTAGCAAGCGAACACACAGGTGCGGTCCATAAACGGTTCTTAGAATTGGAACGTAGACGGGAACCATTCTTGGACCGTGCCCGTGACGCTGCCTTACTAACAATACCGTCTCTACTTCCTCCCTCCTCACATACGAGTACCAATGAACTCCCCACGCCACATCAGTCCGTGGGTGCGCGAGGTTTGAATAACCTTGCCTCGAAGTTATTGCTTACTCTTTTCCCACCGAATGCACCTTTCTTTAAGTTCAACGTAGACCCTTCTCTCCTAGAAGAACTGTCGCGTCAGAACGAACAAGTCCGTTCCCAAGTCGAGGAAACCCTCGGCAAGATGGAACGCATGGTAATGAAAAAGTTCGAGAGCGAAGGCGCGCGCACTGTTGCGTTCCAAACTCTCCGACAGCTTATCCTTTCCGGTAACTCACTTCTCTATTTCCCTGTCGATGGTTCCGGCGCTCGCCTGTTCCGGTTAGACCACTACGTGGTTCGCCGCGATGCAGATGGCAACGTCCTGGAGATCATCACTCAAGAGAAGGTGGCTCCCAAGTTCCTCCCTGAGACTGCGCAAGCAATCCTTGGCGAGCGAGTTGAGGAACCCGGCGACCCCGACCCCGAAGCTGAAGTTGATCTGTTCACATACATTCAATTCGATGAAGGTAAGTGGAAGGTCTTCCAAGAACTCCGAGGCCAAGTGGTCCCTGAAAGCGAAGGCTTCTATCCGAAAGACAAGACGCCCTACCTCGCCCTGACCTTCACCCGTATTCACGGTGAAGACTACGGTCGCGGGTACATTGAGGAATACCTCGGTGATCTTATCGAAGTCGAAGGTCTCTCGAAGGCCATTGGTGAAGCTGCCGCTGCATCAGCCAAAGTCGTTATCCTCGTCCGCCCTGGCGGTACTACAGATATTGACGACGTGGTTGAAGCCGACAACCTTGCGGTCATTGAGGGTCGCGAAGAAGACATTGGCACTGTTCAAATACAGAAGTCCATCGACTTGCGGGTCGCCGCCGAACGTCTTACCGCGCTTGAACAACGACTGTCCTTTGCCTTCCTGCTACACACCGCGATACAGCGCGACGCCGAACGTGTCACCGCTGAGGAAATCCGGTTCATGGCGCAGGAACTTGAAGACGCCCTCGGTGGTGTCTATTCCGTGCAGAGCTTGGAGTTCCAGCTTCCGCTGGTGAAGCTCCTGAAGCACCGTATGGAAAAGTCAGGTGACTTACCGCGTCTACCATCCGATATCGATCTCGACATTGCGATCACGACCGGCATTGAAGCCCTCGGTAGAGGGCATGATCTTAACAAGCTCGAAGCGTTCCTCGCTGGTGCTCTCCGAACTGCTCCGCCCGAAGTCGTGGCGCAGTATGTCAATTGGGGTACCTACCTGAAACAACGTGCCACGGCAATTGGTCTGGATACTGAAGGTCTCGTCAAGTCTGACGAACAGATCGCTCAGGAACAGCAGCAAGCGCAGATGGCACAGATGGCCCAAACACTAGGACCGGAAGGTCTCAAGCAAGTGGGTGGTGCAATCCAGCAGGGCGTGAAACAACAAGGAGAGAGCTAACTTTGGTTCAACAAGTAAATACCTCCCCAGGCCCCGCCGGGGCTCAGGCGATCAGTGCGAAAGACATGACTGACGCTGATAGGCAGGCTGCAATAGCCGCCAACACTCACAATGATGTTGGGGGTCCGCAAGACCCTGCTCCTGCCGATCCTTCTCCAGACCCAAGTTTGATTGGTGGTAAGTTCAAGTCACAAGAAGACTTGCTCGCCGCGTATCAAGCACTGGAGAAACAGAACACGCAGCAGAACCAGGCGAAGCCTGCGGACCCTACTGCCACCCCTGCGGACCCTGCCGCCAACCCAACGGACGCCTTGGCAATCAAGGAAGCCGTTACGTCGGCAACAGGTGACGCCGGTGCGTTCGATGCGTACACGCAAGAGTTTGCCCAAAATGGGAAGCTCGCGGACGAAAGCTACGCCGCCCTTGAGGCTGCTGGCATCAACCGGGAAATGGTTGACTTCTACATCAGGGGTCAACAAGCCGTAGCCGCTGACTTTACCAGCCAGGTCTTCGAGGCCACAGGCGGTGAAGAAGCGTACGGCCAGGTTACCGCCTGGGCCGCGCAGAACTTAACCGCTGCGGAACAAGCTGCCTACAACACCGCTGTCAATAGTGGTGATGCAGCCCAAGCATCCCTGGCGGCAACCGGACTGAAGGCTCGGTATGACGCGGCCAACGGTTCGGCTCCGAAGCTCATCACAGGTGACGCCACCGGTGCTCAGGCAACCGACGTGTACACCAGCTTCGAGGAAGTCGCTCGCATCATGTCGAGCGATGACTACAAATACAATCCAGGCTATCGCGCCAAGGTAGATGCGAAAGTCAAGCGGTCACCAATTTAATGTGGTCGCTCGCTGGATTGGTGGTGAATGCAGGCATCAACTACATTCGCCGCAGACAAGACGTTGCTGAAGCACGTGCCCAAGCGCAGATTACAATAGCGCAACGCACGGCAGAGCACGAGAGAGCAATTGAGGTCGAAGCCACACGCTCGACCACAACCGGCTGGAAGGATGAACTCGTAACCATCTGGATACTGTTCATTTTCACCTGGCCACTATTTGATGATAAAGCAATCGAACGCCTCACCCGGCTCGGAGAGTTACCTCTTTGGTTATCGGGCACCGGTGCGTTGATCATCCTTGCCGCTGCGGGTATCCGCCGCGTCGAGCAGGTTGCACAGATGACTGCCGCCATTCGTGGGGGCACTCGGAGAGCATCTGAATAGATCGGTATACGGAAGGTTCCACTAACATTGTGCTGTCTCTCTTTAGAGAGGCTCAAGCCACACGTCTATCAACGCCAGAGACACTTGGCTCCCCTGCGGGGGAACAACCTCGATGACGATGAACGATGAAGTGACGAAGGCACTTTTGGAAACTTCACAAGAAAGGTAGTCACAACATGGCTGCTCCCGATCAAACAGCGTCACGTCTTGGCCAGGTCAATAAGGCCGGTGGAGACGATGCGCTATTTCTCAAAGTCTTCTCGGGCTTGGTGCTTTCCCGCTTTAAGGAAAAGTCCGTCACAGAAGGCCGCGTTGTAGAACGCGAAATCTCCAACGGTAAATCGGCTACGTTCCCTGCCATCGGTGCGACGACCTCAGGTCTTCACACTCCTGGTACTTACATTGTCGGTGATGCCATCGGTCACAACGAAGCAACCATCGAAATCGATGGCCTGTTGCTCGCCAAGACCTTCGTCGCGAAAATCGACGAACTGGAAAACTACTTCGACGTCCGTTCCGAGTATGCGAACGAGATGGGTCAGTCCCTTGCCTTTGGCCAGGACAAGCTCCGCCTCCAAATCATGCTCAACGGTGCTGCCGTAACCACTCCGAACGTCACCGCCGTCGCTGGCGAGACCAACAAGATTGGTTATCAGCTTAACTCGACGAACTCTGACACTGTCGCTGCGGACCTCAAGACCGCGATGTTCGACGTTGCTCAGAACTTTGACGAGAAGGACGTTCCCGACGAGGACCGCTTCATCTATATGAAGCCTGCTCAGTATTACATGCTGGTGGAAAACCAGTCCTTCATGAACCGTGACTTCGGTGGCTCCGGCTCCGAGAACACGGGCGACTTGGCACAGTTTGGTGCCGGTATGCGTATCGTGAAGTGTAATCACGTGCCGACAGGAAACCTCGCGTCGGAAATCGCCACCAAGTACAACGGCGACTTCCGTAACACCGTTGCTGTTGCTTCGCACCGTTCCGGTGCTGGCACGTTGCGGCTGCTCGGTTTGCAGACCGAATCTGAATACCTGATCACGAACCAGGGCCACCTCATGGTTGCCAAGCTCGCGACAGGTCATGACATTCTGCGTCCCGAGTCATGCGCGCAAATCCGCACGGCCACGCCTGTCTAAGGTGTGAACGAATAGGTTCGGTGGAACCTTAATCCACCACTCTCCTCTAGGGGATCATCAGTTTTCTCTCCGGCTGATGGTCCCCTTTTTTTCACTTTGAGGAACCCATGACAGACACACTCTCCACCACGAGTGAACTTTCCGCCGTGAACACTATCATTTCAATGGTGGGGAAGTCACCGCTCAACTCACTCTCTAACCTTACGGACGTCGAAGCGATCACCGCTCAGTCCATTCTGTTAGAAGTAACCCGCGAAGTTCAGACCAAGGGTCACTCCTTCAACACTGAAGCCTGCATGACCCTCTCGCGGGACTTATCAACGAACAAGATTAGTGTCCCTTTGAACACTGCGATGTTCCGCCCGTCTCCTATTGGAGGCAACGCCGACGACAAGTTAGTCGAGCGAGGCGGCTTCGTGTACGACGTTACCAACGAGACGTTCGTGTTCACTGCGGACGTAGAAGCCGAACTCGTACTCCTCTACACATTCGACAAGCTACCTCAGTACGCACGTCAGTACATAATGATCCGCGCAGGTCGTATCTTCCAGGACCGTCAGCGTGTCTCCGAGACGCGCCACAGGTTCACCATCGTAGATGAGCGCGACGCACAGATGGCTTTCACCAAGAATGAAACGCGCGTCAAGGCGCACCAACGCAACCTCAAACGGGGTGGTGGGTATATCGCTGAAACGATCCACCGCCGCCGGTTCTTAGGGCGACAATAATGGCAATCGTAGATGGGGATATCCCTAACCTGATCAATGGCGTGAGCCAGCAACCTGATCGCTTACGGCTCCCATCTCAATGCGAGGCACAGGTAAACTGTATCTCCTCAGTGGTAGATGGGCTCAGTAAACGCCCTCCCACCCTGAACGTCGCAAAGCTCCTCACGAGCGTTGTGGATGATCCCTTCGTACACTTCTATGACCGTGACCTAGCCGAACGCTATTGCGTCATGATCACCGACGATGACCTCAAGGTCTTCGACGTGGACGGTACAGAGAAGACAGTGGCATTCCCTGACGGGAAGGGCTACCTGACTTCCACCGATCCCCGTAGCGAGTTCAAGGCCATCACGGTCGCTGACTACACCTTCATCGTAAACACCGGCACGACCGTTGCAAAGACCGCCACTAAGTCTGCCGCACAGAACCCCGAAGCCATCGTCTACATCAAGTCGACGAACTATGGGCGGCGATACACCGTCAATCTCAATGGGACTGAGGTGTACTGTGAGACAGGCACCGCAGCCGCTGATGAGATTGGTACGGAACGTATCGCTAAGGCATTGACCGGTGAGGCGGACCTTACGGGTACCGGCGTATCCCACTCGACGAACCGCCTACGCGCTTCCGACTTCTCAGGGTACACCTTCACACGCTACGGCTCGACCATCCACATCACACGCGCCACTGCGTTCACCATCACTGGTGAGGATGATACCGGCAACACCTCGATGATCATCGCTAAAGATGAGATACAGAAGTTCTCAGACCTCCCCACGCGCGCCAAGGATGGCTTCATCATCAAGGTACGCGGGGACAACACAAATCAGTTCGACGACTACTACGTCAAGTTCACCGAGAGTGCAGGCGATGGGGTAGGGACGTGGTCCGAAACAGTTCAGCCCGACGTCAATATCGAGCTTGATCCGAACACAATGCCACACCAGCTCATCCGCGAGACGAACGGAACTTTCACGTTCCAAGAGGCTGCGTGGACCGACCGCTTGAAGGGTGGTGACACCAAGAACCCATTCCCGTCATTCGTTGACACCACCATCGAAGACGTCTTCTTCTGGAAGAACCGGCTCGGCTTCCTTGCCGACGAGAACGCTATTCTGTCCGAGGACGGAGAGTTCTTCAACTTCTTCCGTACGACCGTGCTTTCACTGCTGGACAGTGACGTGGTCGACACCTCCAACATCAATACCAAAGTATCACTGCTGAAACATGCGGTCCCATTGAATGAGAAGCTGGTCCTCTTTGCTGAGAACCAACAGTTCATCTTGGAGCCCGGTGCGGGGAACACGATCACCCCCACCACCGCGACCATCGATCAGACCACGGCCTTTCACTCCTCGCCCATAGCGAAACCTATCGCCATTGGGGACCGCATCTTCTTTTCAGCGGACAAGGAGCAGGCTACAGCCGTACGCGAGTATCTCACGGATACGGACAGCGGCCTGAACAAGGCGTTCGATGTCACGGACCATGTGCCGAAGTACATTCCGAAGGCCGTGTTCGATCTCGCTGGTACAGGCAACGAGAACATTCTCGTAGCAATCCCCGAGACCAACGCTGGCTCGATCTTTGTGTACCAATACTACTTCTCCGGCGCTGACAAGCTGCAATCGGCTTGGCACAATTGGGTGCTCGGTTCCGGCGCGGAAGTTCTAGGTTCCGGCTTCATCGAAGCGACGCTCTATCTCGTTGTCAAATACAGCGACGGTGTGTGGCTTGAGAAAGTCGAGACCGAGGAAAGTTTCGTAGACACCGGGCTTGAGTTCCAGGTCACCCTGGATCGCCGGATCGATGATACTGACTGTACGCTCGTGTATGCCGCAGGGACCAACCTGACGACCATCACGCTGCCATACACAGTCACCGGTACCGTTCACGCGGTAGTCCAGGACGGGCAGACGCTTGACCTTGGCCTGATCGCCGGGTCCGCCACGCTCTCCGCTCAGAACTCGTTCACTGTTAAGGGCGACGTCACTGCCGTATCCATGTGGATAGGGCTTGAGTACGAAGCCTCTTATACGTTCTCGAAGTTCTACAATCGCGTGAGGCAGGGTAACTCGACGGTCACCGATTCACGGAACAAGATACACCTAATCGAAACACTGCTGGCCTACGACGACAGCGGTTACTTCAGGGTCGAAGTCACAACGAACGACAGTGGGACGTACACGTACGTTATGCCCGGTCGGATAGTTGGCTCGGCTGCAAGTCCCATTGGTGGTCTCGCGATCAGCGATGGTGAGTTCAAGTTCGGTGTTGGAGCTAGAAACGATCTAGCGACCATCAGGGTCATCAACGACACACATCTTCCTATGCAGCTTCAATCAGCCAGTTGGTTGGGCGAAGTCGTTCCTCTTTCACAAAGGGTATAACGCTCATGTACTATGTACTGAATGATCGCTTCACTCAAATTGTAGTCGGTGCCGCATTTGGGATCGGCCTTATGGTCGGTTTCATTTCGGGCGCACTAATCTTTTAGCATGCGCCGAGAGCCGGGGGTTCAACCCACATCAAGTTGGGCGGTGAGACACATAGCGAGTAACCTCCGTGACGCCGACAGGCAAGAACTTCTCGCGGTCAGAGGTGAAGACGCTGACATAACTGACGTCCTCTTTGACTGCGTGAAGTTATCCGATTGGACCCTAACAGGGTACGACGGAGACGAACCGATCTGCATCTTCGGGGTGGGACCAGGCTTGCAACATGAGCAAGGTTCCCCCTGGATGCTCGGTACAAAAGGCATCGAACGAATACCCAAGACCTTCCTAAAGATCAGTAAGCAGATGATTGTCAAGATGCACGAGACATATCCTCTGCTCACAAACTTCGTACTCAAAGCCAACACCGTCCACCTGAGGTACATCAAGTTCCTCGGATTTGAACTAGGTGATGAGTACGAGATCAACGGGGAACCCTTCATACACTTTTCAAGGTATCAACCCCATGTGTGACTTCATAACCCCGACTGTACTTGCAATCACAGCGGCGGCTATCTCAGCGGCAGGGACCACGGCTGCTACAGTCGGCCAGCAGCAACAAGCCGCCTCTCAAGCTAACTTCCAGCAACAGCAGGGTGAAGCCGCCAACGCCAACGCTATCAACCAGTTTGGACAGATACAGCGCCGCCTCACCGAAGAAGAAGCGGCTGCGTCACTATCTACGCAGGAAACAAACATCGAAGCAGCGCAGGCGCGAGCGAGAGCGAAGGTTGCCGCATCCGCCGCCGGTGTCTCTGGACTTTCCGTCGACAACCTTATTGGTGACATCTTCAACCAAGAGGGTAGGCGTACGTCCGCGATCAACACGAACCTTGAGTTCACGCAGGCGGCACTAGCAGACCAGGCTTCTTCCATATTTGCTGGAGCCCAAAGCGCGGTGAACACATCACTGCGTCCGGTCCAAGCACCAGGCTTTGCAACGGCTGCTCTCCAGATCGGCGCTGACTCGCTGAACGCTTACAACACCTACTTCCCGCAGCCTCCCACTCCCTAAGGAACATTTAGATGGCAGAACGACTTCAGGTTGGGCCGCTCGGAAGACCCGAGGGTCTCCGTCCGCAGGCACGACCGGTTGACACTACCGTCGCTCCCACTCCTATCGCACAAACAAACCCGGCGCTCGCGCTGGCCGAATCTCTATCGGCAATTGAACCGTCCCTCCAGCGGACGTTGCAAGCTGAGGGGAACCGCCAAGCAGAAGCGCAGGCTGCACTTGCTGAACGACGCCTTGCGGGGCTGACCGTTGAGGAAGCTCGCGAGTTGATTGATAGCGGAGAGCTACACGAATATCAGAACCCTTGGTTCCGCGCATCCTTTGACCGCCTGTACGGTGGTCGCGTGGCGCAGGAAGCCATTACCGACTTGCAACAACGAGCGGCCAGTGGGCAGTTCGACTTGATCACCGGCAACCTCGACGCTGAGATCGCCAGGATCAACACCGAACTCCTCGATGGACAGGGAGCACACTTCCAAGGTGGCTTCCTAGACTTCATGGACAACGCGAGGGGCTCTCTACTCAACTCGCAGTCCGACGCCATTGTTGCAGCGACCCGGCAGCGTCTCCTGGACGAGGCTTCCAATTCTCTGTTTACCGCAGGGAACACCACTCTCGATAATGGTGGTTCACCAGCGGAAGTAGCTGCGTCTGTACGCGCGGCAAGTATCGCCCTCGTCAACACCCCACTAGGTGAAGGCGACAGCGGCCTGTCTATGAGGGACACTGACGACCTCGTGCTCGGTATCGCAGCCGCCTACGCGCGCAGCGGACACGTCGAGCTAATCGAGGAACTTCTCTTTTCAGACCGTTCCGGTGCGGATGGAAGTACCATCCCGTCTATCGCCTCCAAAGCTGGCGTCACGGAACAAGCCGCTCGTATTCTGGACATGGCGCGCAATGAGCGCCGGTCACAGCAATCCGCTAACAATCGCATGGTAGTGATTGATACGCGCGAAGCACTACGAAACGACAACACCCGCTCGGCCATCGAGAACATCCGCAGTGGTCGCAGAGACCGCGTGAGGAACCCTGACCGCACATTGATGGTTGGGGACACTGTCATCACTGATTCTCGGAGCAACGATCAGCTTATCGACGATGCCCTCTTGCAGATCATGGACGACATTGAGACCCGCGTGATCGAGACCTTCCCCGATCTTGAAGGTGACGAACTCCTCCGCAACATCTACGCGGCACAGGCAATTGGTCTGTCCACTGATGGTGTTGCGAACGGCATGACACACCCTGCGTTCGAGGAACTGTTGGAAGACCTCCCCGGCTACACTCTGTTGCCCGAGGGGCCTGTCCCGGTCAACATGGACCGCGCTGTTCTCTTTGCCTCGTCGGTCCCACGCAGTATCCTTCTGCAACACGCCGATCAGCGTACTGAGGTTTTCCTCGACGCTGTGTCATCGCTGCGTAGACAGTTTGGGTACGACCGCGAGACCGCGATACGTCAAGCACATGGCTTCATCAACAACAACGTCTCGGTAGATCGCATATCCACGTTTGGTCTCGACATAGATCAAGCTGCGGAAATCCAAGACATAGCTGACAACGAAGTTGAGCGTGAGTACCGTATGAGGTACGTCGCTCTTTACCTGGCCACGAACCCTAACGCCTCCATGCGTGAAGCGAAGAACAGGTCAGAACGCAGCTTCGATCAGCGACACATACAAATCAACGACCGTCCCGTACGGGTGCCGCAAGGTGTCGAACGGGCGCAATGGCGAGACACAGTCCGCGCCTTCCAAGAAGACTACGTGACCGAGTTCCTTCCCGAGGGAAGACAGGGTCATGTTCGGATGATTGCTCTCGGTGATACCGAAACGTACTACATCAGCATCAATGGGGTTTACGCCCCGGCTACTGGTCAGACGTATACGGACGCCAACGGCAATGTCCTCCCGATCCCAGGTGTGTTCTCCGCGAGGGAACTCGTGACGAGACGCATGGGTCAGTTATCAGATCAAGAATGGGACGCTCTGAACGCTCGTGGCGCTCAGGAAGCGATGGAGTTTGAGAGAGACCGGCAGGTGGAAGAAATTCACCCCTCCCTCCGACGTGGGCAGTACGGGTATCAAAGGCCATAACAAGGAAACACTAAATGTCAGATGTTAGCTTCGGGGTATTGACCGGAGATGAGAACATCGAGGATGAAACCGTTGAGGCGGTAACGATCCCCGAAGAACAACCGGATCGTAGCCTACAGGCTATCTCCCGTCGCTCTACTGTTTCTGATCTTCTGCCAGAACGCCCTGTCTCTAACGCAGAGTTACTGGAAGCTGAACGAGCTACGCCGGATGATCCCGGCTTCATTCAGTCTTTCCAGAATGCGTGGGAGATTGACACATTCACTTCCGCCCTCTGGCAATCAGCAACCGGTGAGCACTTCGAGAGTGATGAGAACTTTTCTATCGAACAGGATCGCGTCATTGCGGACGCACAAGAGCGTGGTATCCCCGCGCACTACCTGCGTCACATCAGCGACTCTCAAAGTGAAGCACACTACCAAGCGCAACTAGATAGAGCCGCCCGTTCCGCAGAGGTCGAGCAGATGCTCGCCGCGCAGGGATGGGGTGGGTTCGGTATCCGCATGCTTGCGGCTGTTCTGGACCCCGTAGCTATCGGCGCTGGTATCGCCACTGAAGGTGTTGGCATGATCGCCACCACTGGCATGACACTCTCGCGCGCGGCGCGCGTGGCTCGTATCGGCTTGATCGCCGGGGCCACTGAGGGATCGATGGAAGCCTATAGGGCCACCACGAACCCTGAAGTCCAACTCTCCGACGTCCTCCTGGTCTCGTTGTTCGCAACAGGATTGGGTGGGGCGGCAGGGGCCATTGGGCGTACGCCCGGTGAGATCGAACTTGCTCGTGCTGATGCACAGCGGATCGCTCGTGAAGGTGCTGAAGCACTGTCCGACGAGCCAGATGAGATTACTCTCGCCGGTTCAGGTGGTGCCGCAAGAAATCCCGCAGTCGTTCAGCCCATATCAGACAACGCTGACGATTGGCTCGATGGGGTGGAAGCGAGTGATCTCGCCAGTAAAACTGCACAGACAAGTGTCGCGGGTATCCCCGGCCTTGCCCAAGCTGAAACGCTCGGTGCCCTTTTCGGAAACTCAGTACACGCGGGTGTCCGCTTCATGGGTCAGCTCTTAGTAGGTGACCAGGTAGGACGAGCCGCTGGTTCTCGCACAGCTTACTCTGCGGCAGAATCGACCATCCGTTTCCACAACGCCGCCATGACGCGCGGCATGAACGCCCTCAATGGCTTCTACCGCCAGTGGCACAAGACAGCCCCTCGCGGTGAGCGTAGATCACTATCGAGCCCCTTCCGTGGACGCAGGAATTTCTACCAAGAAGTAGCCCGTCAAGTCCGCCGCCCAGGCCACTCCTCTGACGAGTCGGTCATAGCTGCGGCAGACGAGATGCGAACTGTGTTCAACGACCTCCGCATCCAAGCGCGCAACGCTGGTGTGGATGGGTTCGACGAGATCGAGTTCAATCCTAACTACGTCCCCCGCATGTTTGACCATGATAACATCCGCAGGCTGATCAACGAGTTCGGCCAGGAACAGCTAGGTCACTTGGTGGCTCGCGCTGTTGGTAATGGCAACGCCACTGCTGAAGGTATCGAGGAAGGCATTGCGTACATTCGCACAGTCGAGAAGCTCGGCTCCGGTCACCGCGTGTGGTCGCAGCAGGGTCTCGGCAAGGTGGGTCTGGATGAAACAATTGACATACTGCGTCGCGAGGGGGAACTCTCAGACGACGTAGCAGAACGTGTTGCTACACTGATCACCGGTACGTCCCGCAGTGATCCTCAAGCCCCCTCCTTTGGAAGTGCCCGTCACCGGGTCGACATGGACGAAGGTTTCGAGGCTCACCTGACAGGCGCGACCGGAGGCAGAGTGGTTCGTATCGACGAACTATTCGAGAACAACATGGAGCGCCTCCTCAACTCTTACTCCCGCCGCTTAGGTGGGTGGGTTGGGTTATCTTCCCAAGCTGGTATTCGGTCACGTTCCGACTTCCAGCGGTTCGCTCAGTACATTCGAGACACTGGTGTAAGAACTGGTGTGGATACGGATGATCTTGGCGAACAAGTAAGACAACTCGAAGGCGTCTTTGACTACATCACTGGTGTGCCCATACAGCAACTCAGTGAGCGCAGCGCAACTCTCATTGACAACCTCAAGCGTTTCCAGTTCATGCGCGTCATGTCCCAAGTGGGATGGGCGCAGGCTGCGGAACTTGGGAGTGTCGCGGGACAAAGCGGGTGGGGGACATTCCTCCGCCACATGCCCGAACTCCTTTCGTTCCATAAGCGAGCCTTGAACGGTACGCTAGAGGACGACTTCCTCAGTGACCTAGAGCAACTCTTTGGGTTCGGGGGTATGACCGTACGCGGCAACGCGATGGGTCGGGTCGATTCTCTTGGTTCGGACGGTCTCAATGCACGAGGCGGTACGCTCACGGAGTATCTCCACGCTGGATCGCGCGAGACAAGTAAGTGGTCAGGGCTCGGCCCTATCACCGACCGCCTACAGCAAATGTCCGCGAGACTGTTTATTCACAAGCTCGCACGACAAGCTGAACGTGGTGTCTCCTTCAACAACGCATTCTTCAACCCCATGACCGCGCGTCGCTTCCAACAGTTAGGGATCGACGAGGCCATGTGGGGACGCATAAGCACTGAGCTAAAGAAGCCTGGTCGCGCTGAATGGCGCACGTCCGCTCTAGGGCGCAAGCTGCGTTCGTTTGACTTCGACGATTGGGACGATCTTGATGCGCGTGACGCTTTCCTGAATGCCGTACATCGCGAGGTCCGCCGGCAGGTCCAGGAGAACGACGTAGGCTCCATGCGCCTGTGGATGAGCAGCGGTGCTGCAAGCATCCTACTTCAGTTCAAAGGCTTCATGATCAATTCGTTCACGAAGCAATTGCGTCACGGCATACACATGAGGGACATTACGTTCGCCAACGGCTTCATAGGCTCCGCCTTCTTCGCCGGTATGGCATACTATGTTCAGACGTACTTGAAGTCGCTCGGACGCGAAGACGCACAAGACTACAGAGAAGACAGGCTGGACCCTAAGTCCGTTGCCTTCTCAGGTGCTCTTGGCCGCTCCTCGTTCGCTTCGATCTTCCCCCAACTTACAGACAACGTGCTGTGGGCGTATTCAGACGGTGACCCCGACGCCCTCCTGTTTTCGCATTATCGCACATCAGGTCAAGACACGACCGGGTGGGCCGTTAATCCGACTGCGGACTTTGCGTACAACTTGCTGTTCGAGACACCTGGCAACATCGCCGGTGCTCTTACGGGTGAGAGCGAGTTCACAGAGCAGGAGCTACGAAGGATGGAAATGCTCCTTCCTTGGTACAACGCAATGGGCGTGACCAACTCTCTCGCCATCATCAACAACGAACTAGACTTACCACAAAGGGACTAATGGGCCTATCATTCGACCAGTACGTGGGCAACGGGACAACCGGTCCCTACAACGTAAACTTCTCATTCCTCTCTCGCTCAGATGTGCTCGTCAAGGTGGACACGGTGTCGGTAGCTTTCACATGGCTGTCCGATACTCAGGTCCAACTTGACGCTGTCGCTGCTGTCGATGCTGCAATTGAGATACGTCGTACAACACCACGTGCGTCACTCCAGACAGACTTCAACGATGCCTCCACTCTCACTGAGGCTGATCTTGACAACAACTCGCTCCAACTCTTTTACCTTGCCCAGGAAGCAATCGACGA